TGGCGCACATACTGCGACGGCGTCATATGCGCACGATCCGCAGAAGGTGGCACATTCGGCAACGGTAACCAGAGGAACGGCGATCCGGTAATTGTTTTGCCGGTCTCGAATATGTCGGAATAATTGATAGTGCTATGCACGTATTCAGATGGGTTAAGAACATAGCCGGATGCCGGCCTATTAATAACACGCAATGTCTTCTGAAATTTACTGCTAAATCCAGCAGTCGCCATGATGTCGCGGCCATTATTTATCGCAAGCTTACCCACATCGCGCATGGCCTGCGTTGCCGCCTTGGCAATGATCCTTTCCATTTCCGTGGTGGCTTTAACTACCTGTCCGCCATCAGCCTTGATGACAATCCTCACGACTTGGTCGAGCGTTCGAAGCGTTTCTTGGCCAAACGCATATAGCCGGTGAGCTGCCGCGGCGTCATGCGCCAGATTGCTTCAAGGGAATGTCCGCATTCTCCGGCGAGGAATTCGATGGTGTCGGCAAAACCTTGAAGCGTATCTTGCGCGGTGCCGGTGCCGCGAATTTTTCCATCAAGGCCGCCCACTGTGCCACGAAAGGGCCGAGGCCATCAGGCATGGTCTTCTCCACTATTTTGGTGAGCGCCTTCAACTGCTCGGCCGCAGACATCATTGCAGCTCGCTTCTCGGCTTCTTCATCGCCGGGATGACCCAAACCCGCAGCAAGAACCGGACCAATTGCAGGTCCAGCGACTTCCATGATACCGACCAGGGTCAGTGCCCCGTCTTTCTGCATGCGGTCTTGCAAGGACTTCATCAGATCGGGAAAGCGCGGGATCAGATGCCCGAACCCTTCCATAGAAATGCCATGCACGGCAATTTTCTTACCGCCGATCGTCACCGTGTCTGGGGCTGGATTGATCGAGAGAAAGTCGCTCATGCCGTCAGGCCTTCGTGCAATGCACGCTCCGTGAAGTGTCCCAGACCATGCACCGGATGCGCCTGGATTTTCCCCTGCAGCGGCACTGTGTTCCAATCATCGTTGTTGCGGATGAGGAAAAGTGCAGAAGTGGGCGAGAGGTTGCAATAACCGATCCAATCGACCTGGGGTCCCTCGACATTGTCACCATTAATTTCCAGCACGCCGTTAAAGTTCAGCCTGGTGAGCGCCATGATATCCCAGCCAGCGCCGCCGGTATTGTCGGTGACGGTGCCAAGGCTGAACATACCGAGAGCGATCTGCGTGATCTCGTCCAAGACGAAATTCACCGTACCAGACGCCAGCGTGACAATAGTCTTATCGATCAGCCTGCTGCCGCCATAGGTGCGGGTGTGGTCCTTGGTGGTGATTGACGGCGTGATCGAGAACTCAACGCAGTTGCCAAGATTGACCCGCCCAGCCGTGAGGGCATGGTCGTCGGTCCAGTACACTTTGCCGGTCGGTATCTGATAATTCGTGATCGATGGGATCGTGCCAGGACTTACGGGCATTGATGTTTCTCCTTGTCAGAGTTCGCTGGGGATGAACGGATAGGCGACAGTAAAAAACACATTCAGATCGAGTTGCGACGAGCGGCCTTCATGCAGTGAATTCGTATGATTGAGATAACGGGCGCCGCGCCGATCGCGCCGTCTGCCAGAGGCCGTGCCGGAACACATCATCTCGATTTCGCTATCGAACAAGACCGCCTTCTGCACCTTGGCCAGCCATTGATTGGTTACAGTGCCAATGTTTTCCGGCACGTCGCCCAGCGACACCACAACAACCGGCGTCATCACCGCAACATTGGGCGCAGATCCAGTTGCATTCGGATTGTCAACGGTATCCTCATCGCCATCGAACACGATAGCCGCCGGCAGTTTGGTGTCGGCCACGCGATCCAAGTTGCGCCCCGATGTTTCTATGCCGGAAATGCCACCGACCACGATGGCCAGGCGGGCCAAGATCATTTCGCGGCGCAGGAAGCTCATGATTCAAACAGCAGTATCAGCATGATTTCGCCGTCGGCCTCGCCGGCCGGTGATGGCATCGGCTGATAGGTTTTTATCCGCCACGCCTGCCCGTTAAAAGTGATGTTACCTTCCGGCAAATCCGACACCAGGATGCCGGCCTGCTCGAGTTCGCGCGCCCTGACCCGCGCCACCGGTCGGACGGTTTCGATCTGCGTTCGTGGATCGGGGATGCTGACGCCACTGGTTCTGTCAACAGCGGTGACGGTTGCGGACTGTCCACCGGCGGATGCGAGGGTGGCCGGTACCCCGAGGGTATTATAGATCGGGTCATAATGCGTCTGCCAATCGATCATGGCGGGTTGGCCGGATTGGCGACGATGGTGAACTTGATGTCCTCAGCACCCGGCGGGTTGAATGCCCGCAAGGATGCAAAGGCGGCGCCCGGCTTGGTGTCGGCGGTATCAAAATCGGCTTTCCATGTCCCATCGGTCTGCGCCTGCATCTCGATCGGCTCGTCGGTCGAGGTCGTGCCATCCGAATGCGGATAATTCAAATAGAGCTGGATCGACGAGGGCGAGACCGGATTGCCATCGTCATCCTTCGGCGTTGACGTGAACACCAGGAGCTGCCCGCGAAAGACTTTGGTCGTCATCAGTGGCACCCCATTTCCATATTCAGCAAGGCGCTATCAACCTCGACATTGAGGGCATCGGCGGCCAGCATTGCATTCAATTCGCCAGCGCTCATCATCGCATTGAGTTCGTTGCTGGCGAGAACCGTATTCAATTCACCACTGGTTATTAACGCATTCAGATGACAGATCGTTATCGGCAACACGGTGCCGACCGTGGTTTTTATGACCTCGGGCGCATCAGCCGCCAGGGTTAGCGAGCCGTCCGGCGGCGAGAGATAGATGCCGGCGGATAATGTCGGGGCGATGCCCGTAAGCGTAAGGCTGGCGACTGCCGGGCGTAGGGTCCTGGCCTGAACAAGCGACGGGGCTGCGCCCGTCAAGGCAAGATTGGCTGCGGCCGGAACATCGATAAATTGCCGCAACAGGATCGGCGTGCCGCCCGACAAAGCCAGAGCAGCGCTTGCCGGCATCGCAACGGCACCGGTGCTTCTGCCCGGCGTCACACCGGTTAATTGCAGCGATGCCGCTGCAGGCGTTAGTAAGATTGCCTGCGAAACTGTCGGCGTATTGCCGGTTAGCGTGAGCGCCGCTGCAGCCGGAAGGCGGATCGTTCCTGGTAAAACCGCCGGGGTTTGACCACTCAGGGTCAGCGAACCAGCCGCGGGTAATCTGCTGATGTTGAGCGACAGAACCGGCGTCTGCCCGCTCAGTGTAAGAGACGCTGGGGGTGTTGCGCCAACTGTAGTGACGAACGGCGCTTCGGAGAATAACGCTAGTGCCGCGGCTGCCGGTGTCTTGAAAGCATTGACGGCAGCGATCGGTATGACGCCGGTCAGCGTCAATGAGCCGACAGTCGGAACCTTGGCGACATTTTGAACGCTGGTCGGCGTCTGACCGGTTAGCGAGAGCGAGCCGACCGCAGGGACTTTGCTATTATTGACAGCCGCAACCGGGGTCTGCCCGCTTAACGTTAGCGCCGCAACCGCAGGCGTTACGCTGATATTGATTGCCGCAACCGGCGTTTGCCCGGTCAGGGTCAAAGCACCAGCCGCCGGGACTTTGATAAATCCCTGCAGGCTCGTCGGCGCCGGTCCCGTTAACGTCAGGCTTGCGACGGCGGGCGTACAGATAATATTGCGGGCGATGACTGACGTTTGCCCGCTTAACGTCAACGTCCCGGCGGCAGGAACAAAGGTAACGCCGCCGATGACCGCGGTAATTCGCGGGGTTACATCATAACCGGAAAGTGGACTGCCGCCCGCATAGACCCGAAAATCAAGAGTATCGTTATTCGCCAGATGGGCATTGTCGAGAACGACACCGAATTCCACTTCGGTATAGGACAGGCCCGGGATGTTGATCGCACCGGTTTCGCCGGTCTCGTCATACTGACCAAGAACGAATTTGAGCGATGATGCCGCCGAGGTAAGCGCAAGCGATACTGCGGCAGGAGAAAGAGCAAGCCCGACTGTAGCCGTCGAAACCGTACCGGATAGATTCAGGCTGGCAGCCGACGGTGTTAGCGAAATGCTCTGCTTCAGCGTCGCTGTCGTGCCGCTAAGTGTCAGCGATCCGACACTCGGAATCCTTGTGCTGTCCTGAACATTGCTCGGCGCGGCCGTCGTCAGAGCAAGCGCGCCAGCATTAGGAGTAATCGAGAATGCCAGGCTTATGCTCGGCGCATTGCCGGACAATGCCAGAGCTGCAACGGCCGGCGTCTTGATGGTGCCTTGCAGCAACGCAGGAGCTGCGGAAGACAGCGCAAGACTGGCGACTGCCGGGACCGCTGCGGCAATGAGTTCCGGCGTTACGTCATAGGATATCGCAACGCCGTTGGCATAAACCTGAAAATCTAAGCGGTCTCCAGGCGCCAGATTTGCGTAATCGAGAACAACGCCAAATTCGATCTCGGTATAAGACGGCGCCGGTGCCAGGGTGATGCTGGCGGTCTCGCCGGTCTCGTCATATTGGCCGGCGACAAACGTAACTTTCGCAGCCGTATCGCTGGAAAATGCAAGAGCAGCACTCGCCGGACTTGCCGGGATATCGATCGGGATTAAATTGGGCTGTTGTGCCCAGAAACCTATGCCTCTGCCAAGTCCTCCCGCATGCGGGCCAAGAATCTTCGGCATGTCATGCTAGTTCAGCGATCGCCACATGTGGAATTTCGGAATGACCGATGGTGCGACGGAGAAAGTGATACCAATCCAGAGCGCCGATGCAACTGTCGTGTCCACAGAAGCCGTTGCAGTCCCGGCCACGTTGACTGTCGTCTGACTCGCTGCTGTCGCAACTGCTCCGCCGGACACCCATTGTCCGCAGCCGTAAACCACTGAGTTCGCCCCGGCGAGGCCAAGCGACCGAATGGTGAGAAGATAGCGGAAGAAGAATGGAGCGGTCGTGACCGAGGGGACATAGTTTTGTGTTGGCGAAATGCCAATGCTTACGCCGCCTATGACCGTTCCGTAGCGCGGAGTGATAATCAATGTTCCCGCTGTGCCGGTGGTGACTGTGCCAGCCACGATCAGCTCGTATACTTTTCCCGCCCTCGGCTCCATGGCATTGATGGGAGTGTAAACGGTCGGGATGAGAACCGTCTCAGTTATGGCGGTGATCGTGGCGAAGTCCGCATTGATCGGTTCGGTGAGGGTATCGTCGAAGTATTGTCGCGACATTGAGGATATCCCTCCGAGTGTTCAGGCGCCTGCGGTCAGACGTGGAATGGTGATGATCGTGTTATCGACATCCGATCCTGCATCGGTGGATTTCACGCCATTGGTTGAGGTTGTGGTAACCGGCGCATAGGCGCCACCATTCTTCGATAGATACAGTTCGAATAATGTGGCGCCGCTCGCGGCAACATCGGTATTGGCTATGCTGAAGCGGATGCGGAAAGTCGCCGTGCCGGGATTGAAGGCCATCAGTTCGTGTCCTCGGCTGCACCCCAATTCGGCGTTGCATCAGCAGCGCCGGTATCGGTGCGGAAGCGGAAGTGCTTTTGGCGTAATGTTGGGGGTACAAATAGGATTGGCATTTCATATTCCGCCGGGCTTAGGAATGCTTCACTATATATTGAATAAATTTCCTGAGCGGAAAGCGCACGGCCAAAAACCCGAGCATCATCTATATTTCCATTAAAATATCGAGCATTGTCCAACCTTTGCCGACCAATTCCCCAGTTTGTATTTGACGTGTTGATGGCGCCAGGAGTTCCAAAATTGCTAAGGGAGGTTTGCGCAATTCCATTTGCATATAAATGAACCGTGCTTGTAGATGTAGTGCCGCCATCATAAACTGCCGCTATATGCGACCATCTATTAGCCGCCATTACACTAGTCGAAGTACTCCAATCATTACTGGATAGTGCTAAATAAATATCGCCAGCAATTTCTTGGCCGATTAGAACAGAAAACTGAGAATTGCTAGTGGATACACCATATGAAAACACAACCTGCCCAGAAAAAGTTAGTGGATAAATCCAAGCGCAAAATGTTCTTGGGGTATTACCCAATCCAAGACCGATATTTGGAAGATCGATTTTACTGGTACCGCCATCAAACTTTGCTGCAAGCGGTGTACCCCCAAACGGTAGAGTTCTGCCATAGGTAAAGGTTACTGCTGTTGGAACCCCATTATTAAATCTTCCGCTTATATCGTTGGTATCAATAGAATCAAATGTCCACCAGCCGCCCTGACTTACATCTCTCTTAAATTGATCGAATGCACCTGACATTAGTTTAAGCTATCGCCCGATTATATGTGCGATATTTTAGCGTGTTGCCGCTCGATGCGAGAGCCACGCCACCCTGGTTATATAGGACCGGCTTCCATGTTCCTGGCGGCATGACGACTCGTGTCAGCGTGCCAGTCTGCGCCTGCGTCCCGACGACGATGCCGATGCTACCAACTGCGTAGTTGGACGGTGGCGGGCCAGCGGCGGATGAAGAAAAGCGCGAGTCTCCATATGAACTCGCATCATCGTTCAAAGGGTAGAGATAAATTCCGATGAAATTCGGGGTGACGAACACTGCACTCGCCAGCACCAACGAGAAGTCGCAGAACATATCCAGCGCCGTTTGATTGGTAACAGCTATGCCGCCCAAGATGGCATTGCCTGAGGCGATGGAGTTCAACTCCGTTGACATCAGCGTGGTCCACGTGAACCCGACACCGGAACCGGCTACCCATTTTTCTACAGCCATAGTTAGACGAGCCCCGCGTTTGCCGCGTCCGAAGTGGAAAGATTGCCAGGACCAGGCGGCCCATATGTTGGATAACCATATGTGTGGCACCAATCGATGTTGCTGGGCGTATCGAACTGCGTCGTCAATGCGATAAGGTTAGTGCGCGTCTGCGATCCGGCGCCGAACGTCGCTAACAGCGTTGAGCGTGTTGCCGTACCGACAGAGCCGTCGGTCGTGCCAAGCATGAAGATATCGCGCACGTTCTGCCGCTGCACATCGGTCAACGCCGCCCATTCTGCCGCCACCAAACAATTGTAAAGCTTATAGGTTGGGATCAACATTGGCTGCGCGGCCGGCGCGATCTTCCAGCCGTTGATCGTCGTGACCTTCTGCGACGTGCTCCATGCCGGATTAAGCCCGGTGCCGACCACGCCTGGCGGCGGCTGCGTCGGATTATTCCATGCCGCGATGAGCGTATCGTAATAGGCCATTCAATTAACTCCAAAAGTGGCCGTCGGCGGCGTGATGACCATCGGCGCATCCGGCTTCGGCTTGACGCGCATTTTTGGCGGTTCAGTCTTGATGCAAAGCGCGACCTCGTCATGCACGACCTCGCGGCCTTGCGCTGATTGTTTTTCTTCCATTTTAGCCTGCCAGATTAAAGATACCCGTCGCCGCCGGGGTGATGGTCAGCGTGTTGTTGATGGTCAGGTTGAACTGCGCCGTTGACAACTGGCTATAGCAGACCAGCTTGCGCGCGATAGCCGATGCACCCGAGGCCCAGATAACCGCAAACTTGATGTTGCTGATGGTGCCGCCTGTCCCGGTCCATACAGTTGCCGCCGCATTGAACCGCATTTGCCCGCCCGAGGCACCGGCGGTCCAGGTCTTCGACGCCAGCGCTTTGCCGGATGACGAATAGCCGTTCGCCTCCGTCACTTCGCCGGTCACGCTCGATATGATCGATAGCGTTGCCGTCGCGGCATTCGATGCCGATGTGTAGAGCGCAATGCGGAAATTGCCGCTGCCCAAGTTTATCGGGAACGCCTGCCCGAGGTTACGTTTGAATTTATTGTAGTGGTTGTTGTTACCGTGCGGCTCTTTATCCGCACATCTGCATGTCACCATGCAGCCCAGACTATCTCATCATCCCTTACAGGATGCAGCGCGCTCGTGGGTCCATTACTGCTTTCGCGCGGGACCTAGTCGTTACACCTTCCGCAACCCTTTGAGATTTAATCTCATACATTTGCGGCTTGGCTCGGTATTGTCTCATCTGAGGGGTTCACCGAGTTCACGCTGTTTAGGGACCTCCTAACAATCAAAGGTCCACGCACCGACTGCCATTTTGTATTCTCCTATCTGATGAGTGGTGAAGTAATGCCCATCGCTTTGAGAACATGCTTGTCAGCAACGACGAGCGGGACTTCGGGATACTTATCCCGAAACAGGGTAACAGTTTTCTTGGCTTGCGGTCCGTACCAGCCTTTTACTTCCCAAAAGCATTCTTGCTCCGGCAAATAAAAGTCAATTGTATAAGTCTCGCTGCCAAGATCAAACTTTTGCGTTTCGTATTCCCATTTGATCTGACGCTCATCGAACGCTTTGGCGAGCAGAACTTCCCACGATGACCGGAACGGAATGTCGCGATAATAAAACCGCTTCTTAGGATAGTAGGCCGGCTTTCCAAAATTGCCGGCGCTTATGTTCGCTCGCCACTCAGCCGATTGAGGACCGCGTTTTATTCCCTTCCACGGACCTGGCTTGCCGAGCTTGGCGACTCGCATCTTCTCGCGAGCTTCAGCACTAGCGGAGCGGCCCTTATGTGCCTGCGACATCTTCTGTTTAGTTTCATCAGAATGAGGACCGCGCTTTGTCCCTAATTTCGCCAGCCGCATCTTCAATCGTGTTTCAGCTGTTGGCGGCCCTTGTCTCAGTGTTGCCGCCGATTGCCTCGCCCGCGTTTCCGGACTCAGTTTCCAATGCTTTCCCAGCGTCCCCATCTTCCACTTCCTCAATTTCTAATTCTGCACCAGTCCTTACCATCTCAGCGATGATACCCGGTCCATGAACATTCAACTGAAATAATTCGCCGCGTTCTTTTATAAGCTGTAGGAAATCCTCCGTTTGTTTGGCCATCCATACGCTGCACACAAATCGTTTGGCTAAGTCATCCCGCCCTTTTGGTCTGATCCACACGCTCATGGTTTTTTCGTTGTTGTTTTCCGCCTGCTCGTAGGCATGGTGCTCGCCGTCGAGCCAACATGAATCCAAGCCGAATATTTCAAGCCGCTGGAAGCCGAGCATGCGCATCAGCGATATGGCGCGCATCGTCACGGTCACGCCGATGGTCACGGGGTTGTGTCGCTTAAAATAATACTGATCCAGAAGCTTGATCTCGTCATCGCCTGCGCTCAACGCGTGCCAGATCGTGACAATGCGGTCGCGGCATATTTCGAAAGTTTTCGGGTGACATTGCGATGCCAGCAAATAATGGCAATCATGCACCGGCGTTTCGATAAAGCGTGCGTTGAACTCACGCGCATCCATGACCACCGCAGCATGCGGACGAATATTGTGATCGACGCACCATTGATAGGCGCCGTTGACCGTGAACACCTTGCCGCCGGTGCACCAGATCGTCTCGACCAATTCCTTTTCGGTCGTCTTGAGCGATGGCCCGCCCGCCACCAGAATGGCCACGTCCGGGTTGGGGTCGTAGGGCATCGCCTGCGGCAAGCCGCGCTGAATGTTCTGGCGAACCTGTTCGAGCAATTGCTCGTCGGTGACGTTGACACGGCAGTCCGGTGAAAACGCAATTTCCATCACGCGCTTCGGATCAAATGGAATGACGTGCGTCTGTGCCGCGTCGTGCCTCATCGTTGCACCACGTAGAGACCCGTTCCGCACAGATCGCGCGCTTCGATAAGATTGCCCAAGGTCGCGATCCGGTCCCGCCACCAGACAAAATTCTGCACGGTTAGATGCAGCGGCTTGCCGATGAATTTCCCATAGCCGTCGTCATGCAATGCGATCTGCAACCAAGTTGTCCGGCACGCCTTGAAGATGCGGTCAAGCGCTAGCATGGTGTATTCGGGCGGCAAGTGTTCCATCACATCGCAACAAAAGCCGTAATCCCAACCGAACTTGTTGTTGATGGCCCAATTGTCCCACAGCGCCGCCTGAATGAACCGCGTGCGATCAATCTGTGGATCTAGCGCGGCGTCAGTCAGATCGAGCCAGGAAACGCGGAAGCTGAGGTTGGCGAACTTCATCCCGGCCACCCCGGCACCGCAGCCGATGTCGATGAGGCTGGCCATGGCAACCGGCTCAAGCACCTCGATGAAGCGCTCGACATTATCCAGGCCGGGCGAGTAATTTTTATATTCAGGGTAGCTCCATATTTCCTCGTACTTGATCCTTTCGGGCGCCGTGCTGTCAGCAATGTGCAACATTCCTTAACATCTCCTGAAAGCAAAGGCGCCGATGTCCTCGCGCCCGGCACTCGTTTCCATGTTGCTGCTGCCGGCCAGAACGAAACCCAGGCCGCGCATGACAGCGATCAGGCCGCGCCGCGTCCAGTACCAGCAATGCTCATCCTTGCGGTAATGCTTGGAGCGTAAGACATGCTCGGCATCGCGGAATATCGGCACCGCCAGGAATAACCATTGCTGCACATTGGCGATCAACGGACGAAAGTCGTGCATATGCTCGAGCACGTCCCACATCGATATGGCTAGCACCGAGTTGGTATAAGGATCACGCCACAAGTCGCGTTGCTTCAGCCAGGCAATACCTGCCGGATTGATGTCGAAGCCAAGCGTCGAGCGGTAAAAAATTGCATTGCGTCTTTCGATGAACGCCCCGCAACCGATTCCGACATCGACCAGTTCGCCGCGATGATATTGCGCCACGAACCTCGCCCGGCCATTCATCAGTCTCTTGCCTATTCGACTATCGGCCTGCCTGGCGAAGCGATCGAAATACTCCTGATCGTAAGGCGATTCCGTTACAGGGAAATAGCCGATGCCAAGCTCGGGGAACCATTGTAAGTGACATTCGGCAATGTGCTCGTGCAGCGTTGGTCGAGGAAACGGCAGAACTGTTGCATCAGGTCGGGGATCGCCTTGTTGCAGTTGTGCCGCATGTTCGTGCATTGGCAGAAGTCCTTAGGGGTGGCAAAGCCGATGCGCGAACAGTCGAGCCGCGGATCGAGCACTCTCACAGGCGCGTTATGCCCGCCCTGGCCACCGAGCACGACAAAGCAATCCTTCTTCAGTGCCAGCGCCGCCGGGATGATAAAACCCATGCCGCCGATAATGATGTCGGACGCCGCCATCAGCGCCAGCATATCCATCACCGGCAATTCGCCGTGAATGAACTCGCTGTCGCCCTTGGGCGGTACTCCAACGAACCATTCGGCGGCATGGGCAATGTCGGCCACGCAAACGATGTGATGCGTCGGCCGTAATGCCTCGACGATATCCAGAATATATTGCGGCTCAGGATTGCGCGCCGAATTAAACCATTCGCTCCTGACGGTGAGCGGGCGCACAAAGGCCATTGGCTTGTCTGTTTGTATCACCCGCGGTGCCGGCAACGGTGGCAGATCGAGCGGCGGCACGAAAGGGATGCCGAACGATTCCTCCATGCCGTTGATGATCGAGCGGCCGGCCAGAAACGCCCGCTGATACGTATTGCGCACACTCTGCACGCGTGGAGGTCGCGGCACCCAAACCGCGCGGCTGCGCGCGACGTTCTTGTTCTGCGTGCGCAGCCGCGAATACGATCCTTGTGGCCTGACAAAGCGAACGGGCAGCCCTGCATACAATTCCGGCCACGAGGTTTCGAGGGTTATCTCTCTGGTACGAGACAGCGAGCGCACAAACGCCAACTGATAGATATTATCTCCCAACCCCTGCATGCCGAGGATGTGTAGCCGCCGGTCAGGCGACGCGAGCGACGGGTGCGATCGGATCGGCGGCAGCAACATGGTCTTCCAATCGCACGATCGGCCAAAGCGTCAGCTCACTTCCCGGCGAGGCGTTAACGCATTCGATATTAAGTTGCGTCAGGTCTTCGGCAACCTTCGGTAAGTCAGTCTGTTGGCGCCGCCAGCAATCGGCGGTTGGTTTCCACGGATGCGGTGGGTGGTGATGGATCTTGCCGTCCGGCCCGGCCTTCTGGTCGATGCCGAGCAGGACGATCTTTGCCACGCCCAGATGGACGGCAAGATTTAGCGCCGCCGTCAATGTTGTATTCTTCACCATCAAGGTATGCGTATCGGTGGCAAGGCCCGGCGTGGTCTTGCGGATCATCGTTAGGATCGGCGGCGGGCCACTCACTGAGGTTGAACAACTGACGATCTTGCCCTTGAAATTCATCAGCGCCTTGCGGTGGTGCAGAAACCAGCGCATGTCGGCGAATATAACGTATTGTGCCCATGGCACCGCAAGATAGCTGCTGTTGATGGCGATAACGTTCTTGCCTTTGATCAATTCAAGGTTCTGCTCAAGCAATGACGTGCCGCCGCCAACGATATAGCCGACTTCCCCTTTCCAGGCCGGCTCGATGCGCCAGTTCAAACCTGGAGTCTCATATAGTTCTGGATCATTTCCGTGGCGTTTGGCGGCAAGATCGAGCTCGCCGGAGCGGCGCCACCCTTGCCGGCCGCTGCATAACGGAAACGATTGTAATAATCGCCATACGCCACCGTCGTATCGCCATGCGTGGTCGAGCGGATCGATGGATCTCGGTTTGCGCTGAAATGCTGCCAACGCAAGGTTTCGATGCAGCCTTGCGCCAACAAGGCCGGCGCTTCGTCGGGCAAATTGTAGCCGCCGCTATATTGCAGGACCACTTCGCCCGACCAATGACTGTTGACCGGAGGATACATCCACGACCACATGCCCGGCACCAGCCAGAGCAGGCCGGCGTCCATATCAATTTCATAGCTGGTTGCATCGACTGTCTGACCGCCGACCGTGATCGAGGTCAGTTCCTTGACCGGAAACTGCCACAGATTGAGGCCCTTGGTCGGATCGTAAAACGACATGCGGAAGCTTTCCGACACCGTCAGCAGGGCAAATGTCCGGTCGCACAGTTCGCTGATCATGCGCGATACCGTTGTTATTTTCTCGCCCATGATGCCGTCTGCAGCGGTATTACCGGTGATGCCAAGCGCCGCATTCACCGCATCCACCGTGGTCAGGTCATAGACCGGCGAAGTCGGCTCGAGGACGGTTACAACAGATTTCCTCATGGCTCATATTTGCCTATTGGGCCTTGTGGACCCGGCGGACCGCGCTCGCCATCCTTGCCGTCACGCCCTTTTCTGACGAACAATTGCCATTGCTTGGAATCGCCGGGCTTGTCCTTGGCGCCCTCGACCATGCAGATCCAGCCGGCCCCGCCGCACGACACCATGTCGTCGACGTGAAAATCGTCATCATGTTTCCATGGCCCGCGGTGACGCCCGCGCGAGGGTCCGGCACCGTCCTTGCCGTCCTGGCCAGCAGGACCGGCCGGCCCCGTCTCGCCCTTCAAGCCATTGCTTCCCGGCGCGCCATCTTTTCCATCCCGGCCATCCTTGCCGGGAATCCCAACTTCGCCACGTAAGCCGATATCGCCGCGTTCGCCTTTTTCGCCGCGCGGACCTTGCAATCCCACATCTCCGCGCTCGCCCTTCTCCGGATATTTTCGCGCGGCCAGAATTTTGACTTCCGCCCTCAGCTCGTCGATTTGTGTTTTATAGATGGCACAGTGATCCTTGATGATCTCGGCGATCTCGCGCCCGAGCATATCCTCAAGCTGCAGTTGCATGGCCTAGGCTCCTGCGGATGGCGTCGAGCAAGGCACGCTGATTGATCGGCGTTGGTGCCGGAGCAACAGGAGTCGGGGCAGGGGCTGCCGGCAAGGCCGGAGCATTGGCCCGGTTGGACAGCGCTTCGAGCGTGAACATCTGCTGCTGTGCCATCGGCGATTCGCCGCCCTTGACGTCGATATAGCCAAGCACCCGCCTTGCTTCGTTCGGACTTAAAATGCCTTTGCTCACGGCTTCCGCCAGCACCGTGATCTGCGTCTGCGAATCCATGCGGAACAGGCCCGTCAGATCGAATTCGGCACGATACCCGGCGGCAATCAGGCCCAAGCCTTCCGACAGGATCAGTTCGATATGCTCGATCAAGCTTTGCAGGCATGACTTGTAATATTGCAGGTCGAGCAATTCGGCATTGTTGTAATTGGGAGGATCTTTCACCCCGACCATAAATGCGGGGATGCCGAACGCAGTGCAGATCGTTTCATCGGTATGCTTGAGCTGCTCGATCAATTGGCTATCGACGGCATTTTGCGTCAGCGGATTCCATGTCAGGCCGCTGCCGAGCACCGCGACCTTGCCCTGGTTATTGCCGGTGTAACTGTTGTGCCAATTGTTGGTTAGCCGTTCCGCCGTTACCTGATCGATATTGGCCGGCGCGGTGAGAACGCCGGACGGCCGCGCCGCATTGTTGAAAAACGATGCCGAGAATTGCTGGATGGAAAGCCCGCGCGCCGCAGGTGCCGCGGTCGAGTATAGCGGCGACATGCCGACCAGCGGATGAAACAGACAATTGATGCGATCGTGCATGATTTCATCGCCGGGCACCGTGACATGCTCATCGGTAAGGCCGGCGAGATGATCGGTATTGAGGTCGTAAAAGATCGTCCCGTCGTTAGCCACCAACGGCCTGACCCGATTGGGATCGAGCACATAGAGCGCGCTGACCACGTTGCGGTTGTCGCGCTCCTTCAGCACGAAGGCATTGCCGGCACGCAATTTCGAGATCAGCCAGCTTTCAAAAAATTGAATCCGCGTCTGAAACTTGTTCGGCTTGCCGAGTACCGGCGAGAAAGCCGCGGCGGCGGTTTCCTGCCAAACCTGATCGACCGGCGCCATCAGCTTAACGCGCATCTTGGCAACGTCGGCGGCGATCATGGAGACGCAACGATACAGCGTCGCGTTCTGTAACGGGTTCTCCATGCTCAGCGGCTGATTGCGCTGCCAGGCGCCGGCAAACGGCTCACGCACGATCGGCCACCAGCCTCGGTCATAGACTGCGGTTGGCAGCATCGGCGACTGCTTGCGCACGGAGACTTCGAAGCCGAGGATCTTCATCCTTCCTCGGCCTCGAGCTTGCGGTGCCGGTAGCGTTGTTTTTTGCGTTCCGGCACCGCTGCATCTTCACTTTCCGCAGCCAACTTGGCCGCCGATAACACCATGCGATGCGCGTCCGAAAGCGCTTCGAACAGTTCGCCCGCCTTCACTCTGCGGTAATTATATTCGAACGCCTTCAACGCGCGCATCATCATCCGGTCACCGCCCCGGCATAGGCTGCGTTGGTGAGGTAGAACACACCCTTGTCTCGGCCGCGCACCCAAGTGATGTAACGCTCGGCACGCACGAACACCAAGTTATTCTGGAATGCCGAGACCAGGTGGTAGTTGCCCGCGGCAGGAGCCGAGTCGAGTTCGACCGAGGCCTCGCGTGACACGTCGATCTGGATGCCGCCTTCATCGGCCACGAATATCGATGGCGGATGCATGGCGGTGATCTGCCCGGCCGGCGAGTTGTTCGAGGTGATCACGTTGACCCCGAAGATGCTGCCGCCGTTGCCGTTGATGTTGGGGAATTGCATCACCCCCAACGTCGTCATCATGCTGCCGATCGCTGTCGCCAACACCGGTTGCATGATCAGGGTCAGGTTGTCAGTCGGAATATTATACTCCTGGAAGTGGAACAGGATCTGCCGGATGTCATGGATCACCGCCGTGATGTCGGTGCCGGACGCAGCATCGCTGTCGGCGCCGTTGGTGATCGAGGCCGGCGACACGTTGGTCACCGCCGTAACTGACGGCTTGATGAACTGCTCGTCAAGGAACTTGGCGATGCCCTTGGCGAGGTTGTCGCGCACCAGCATTTCAACGGACGGGCTGGAGAAACGCGCCAGTTCGTCGGTAACGCCCATGATGCACGCCGTCTTGGCAAAGCTCAGCGTGACAGTGTCGAACGACCCTGCAGCCACCGGCTTCGATGCGCCTTCCCCGACCCATGTTGCGGTGATCACGCTATTTTCACGCGGGATGCGCGAGTTAAATGGGACCCGCGTCAGTCCGGGAATGCGCCCCATGAAAGTCTGCGGCACCAGGAATTCGAGGAACTCGCTGGCCAGGTTTTGCGGATAGACCAGGACACCCGCATAGGCCGGCGTCGTAACCGTGCCGGTGGCAACCGCCGCCTTGATGTCCATTTCGATCTGCGGCCATTGCCCGCAATACTGCCGTGCCACCGCGACAACGTCACGATTGTACATCCCGGCATGGATTTGACAGGCCAGCCGCTTGATCATGCCCAACCCTGGCGGCAGCGTCGGTGCCTTCACCTGGATCGACGATGAATGCATCTCCATGCCTTCGCCGTTTGACACAGGTTTTGCCGTGCTGATCAGTTCTTTCTCGATCAGCCGGCAATCGCTCAACTCGCGATCCACCGACTTGATGACGGCCGAGTGTTCGTCGAATGCATTCTGTTCGGCTTCGTCCTTGGTGCGGTCTTCTTCGACGATCTTCGCTTGAATTGCGTCTCGCGCGGCCACTTCGGCGGCGCGTTTTGCCTCGAGATCCTTGAGTCTCTCGGCGTTGGTCTTCGTGGCCATAGTCCTGGCCTCCAATTTGATGGAACGGGAAACCGCGACGGCGGCGGGTTGATGGCCCGACGGGGCCGGGATCGCCGCCTGCGGTTCGCCGGACGCGGCGCGCGAGCGATGATAAATCGAGCGAATATTGTGGATGGACGCTTCGGCATTGGCCGGGATGGTGACGGCGGATAATTCCAGCCATTCCCATTCATCGTATTGCAGGCCGCCGCCCTTGAGGTGCGTAACCTTGTCGGCCACCGACTTGAAGCCGATCGATACGGCGCGCACCAACCCCAATTTGATGCTTTGCCATGCCTCGTCGAGCCGGTCCTTCAATTTGCCCGGTTCAGTCGATTGGGCGATCTTGGCGCGGAACGGAATGCCATCGTCGCGTGCTTCGGCCCATGTCACATGGCCGATCGGCTCGCCGGATTTATGGTGCCACAGCAACGGCATCGGCAGATCGAACTTGGCGCCGCGCGGCTTGACGATATCGCCGACACGATCGACCGTCGGCGTCGAGGCGACGCCCTCGATGATGCGCTGGTCATCATCCATAGACTTGATGTCCAGCACCGAATAGGCGCGATTGAGTTTGGACATAATCCCTCCGTTACTTTACAGTCCACTTTGCGGCAGCGTGGAAGTCGCAGACACGCAACTAGATCGGACAGGGTGATGCCAAACCTGCAGGGCCGATCTGGTGAGGTGCGAGCAGCCTCTCGCGGGTGGTAGCGTACCCGCCCGCAATTTCAGCCAGCAAAGAACATTTGAAATTGCGGCGCCTGGTCGGGATTAGCCGACATCACCGTGGCGGCATCAAACATCGCCATGGCGCAGTCGATCTTGGCGTCACCGGCGTTCTGCTTGGTCATGCGTATAGCTGTGGCCGTCGGTTCTATTTTGCAATTGCCCACACACCACGCCATCAACGCCGAGCCGTTGTGCCAGAGCGTGCCGTTGGCGAGCTTGCGCTCGGTGCCCTTGATCGCGTTCATCATGGCGTAGCCTTGCGGCGCGCCGATCAGGTTTTTGTCCCCGACGGAGACCCCGATCCTTCCGAGAGCATCCACGAATTCGCCGAGGCCAGCAGGATCAACAGCGACAGCCGCCAGAAGATTTCTTCGCTTGATGTCGCGAATAATCTCAATGATGGCGGCGATGTCGTCGAGTTCGTCTTGGACAATGGTAAGTTCCCCGTTATTCTGGAAATCCTGCAGCGTTGCCGCGATCGTTTGCCTTCGCTGCAGGACGCTCTCGTGACACCAAGCATGTGACCAGGAAAGCCAGTGTTTGGTCTCGCGGCAGCGTCCGAGAGTACAAAGCCCGAACAAGTCATCCAGCCCGCCACCGTCGATCCCCACGACCACAATTTCCGAACGCTCGAGCAACCGCTCCAACGTCAAAGTCTCGTCGGTCTGCTTTTCCCAGAATTCCGCACCGGCCCATCGGTCGCCTCTGAGCGACAGCCCTATCTCGACATTGAAATGTTGCGATGCAAATAGCGCCAGGTCGCCCTGCCCCTTGCGCTTGGCATCGATGAGCTGCGAGCGGAGAAATTCCGCATCGACCGACCGTCCCAAATTCGGATTGACCAAAGGCCACGTTTGTTCTTGTTCCCATCCGCTATTCGCCGCGATCTTGTGCGGTAGTTCGTACAAAACGGGCAACAATGGCTTGGGCAACGTCAATTTGCCGTCGCGCACGTCTCTGGCTCGCGCCAATTCGGATTTGAACACCCCGGCGGGCGGCGCTTTTGACTGCGTCGTGATCTGGATGAGGAATCCATCCGGTCTGCTCGCCAGGGCTCCCCTAATTTCGAGAAAGATATCCGCGGCATGGCTCTTGGTGGCGAACACGTGCGTCTCGTCGACCAAACACCCCAGCGGCTTGCCGCCGGTAATCACATCCACATCGGCCGCCTTGATCTGCAGGAACGAGCCGTGCTTGCGGTGGGTGATGCGCCGGATGTTGTCCTGGATGTGGAAGACGGTGGAGAGCGTCGGGTCGAGCTTCACCATGGCCCGCGCCTGCCGGAAGGCAATCCCGGCCACCTCGATCGTCGGCGCCAGAAAGGTGAATTCCGCATCCGGGCGCCGGTTACGGCAGACCGCCGCCACCATCAAACCGGCCGCTAACGTGGATTTGCCGTTCTTCTTTGGGACTAGGAGAAAATATTCCTGTATGGCCCGCGTGTGTTTTTCAACATCGTAAGAACCAAATAGCGCCGCGGCGATCTCAAACACCCAATCGCCCATGGCCTCGCCAAATGTCGGCTGGCCAATCACATCGGGCAGGCGCAGGCGCTTGAATGCGGATAGCCCGTGAAACACCTCATCGGGGAACAGCGGTAGGCCGGGAACAAGGCTTTGACCGGCCATGATACGCTCGGCCCAATCGGGAACCGCCGTTGACCACGGATTCCGCTCGTTATTGACGATTAGGTGCAAAGTTCCATCCCTCAACGCAACAATATGACCCTAGGGCCAGTTGACACCTAGGACCATTGGCCCTATGTTGGCGGCATGAACAAAGGAACAAAACAAATCCATCGCCCCACGGTTTATTGGGTTTCATACAAGCTCAACGGCAAGCTGATTAAGA